TCTAAAACCTTTTCTTTAGGTGCCTTTAGTTTAAGTTCTTCAGCGATTGGCTCTTTTATTAATTCTCCTCCAAATGGAGGTCGTAGATAATCATCAAATCCAAAGAATAATCCGATAAGAATTATAAACCCAATAACAGTCCAAATTGTTGCTTGTTTTTTTGTAGTCATAATTAGAACTCACTACACGCTTGAATGGTTAGGTTGGGTGTAGAAGTATTTGATGATTCTCCGAAACACATATTATTGCCAAACCGAATTATATTTGAACCACCTATAAACAAAGCACTCGTTGAAGCATTGCCTGTAATTTCTACATTTCCTGAATAAGTTGAAGTTGCCGTTCCTGTCACATTTACATCATCATTAAATACAAATGTAGTCCCATCGTGGTCAAGTGTTTGAGAGCCAAGTGTTAAGTTTTCGTTTGCTCCTAATGTAAGTCCGTCTGCAGTTAAAGTTCCAACCATTATATCTGAAGCGTTATTCTTTAAGAAAGCGTCATCAACATCTATTTCAAGTGTTCCTGCTCCTGTTGTGCAAGTAAGAGCTGTATCACAATTAAGGGTAGCAAATACTGGGTCTGCAGTAGTTGAACCGATTAAAACTTGTCCATTTGTTCCTATGGCTAAAGCGTCTAAAGCTCCCGTCCCTCCACCAACGACGACTCCGTGGTCTGTTAGTGCCGAGATATAAGCTTCTACTCCATAGACTCCTCCCCATTGCTTAGCGGCTGTGCCGATAGACCCCTCTGTGTCTGCTCTTGGAACAATAGCTCTTGTGGCAGCATAAACACCAGAGGCAAATATTACTGCTATCAGGACTACCATTATTATATTTATTATTTTGTGTGTATTCATATTTTTTTTCCTTATTTATTATTTATTATGGTGCTATTAAAGGCTGAATGTCATCATTAACATCAAGCTCATAATAGTTGTCCGTTAAATTATCTGTTACTGGTTGTAAACCTCCACTTATATCTATTTCAAATAAACCTGAATCTACAAACTCAAGAGCATCTTCTGCTGCATTTACTTTTACAAATTTACTTCCATTACTAGCAAAACTTGCTGGAGTATCTGTTAATCCAAGAAATGTACTTGAACCACCACCACTTGGTGTTGTAGTTGCGATTAAATCTCCTGCTGCATTAACTGCTATAAATGTTCCTGCTGCTACACCCAAGGCTGGTAAAGTAAGAGTTCCTTCTATTGTTCCATTAGTTCCTATATGTAATTCTCCTTGAGTAAATAATCCAGTTGTTGATGATGCTGTTCCTACTACTGTTAAGTCATCTCCAATATAAAGTGAACCAGTTGTTGTAGCATTTGTTGTAGTTGTAATTGTAAATATATTTCCACCAGTCCAAGTATTATCTAAAGAGAAGTCAAAACTGAAATCTCCTGTTCCGTTATTGTAATCAATAGGAGAACTCCCTGATAAACTTGTAAGAGTTATAAATCCCTCTCCACTCCAATCTCCCCAGCTATAGGCATCATTCCAATTTCCTACTGGCATTGTTGATGAAGCGTCTATATAATCGGCGACTCTTGCATCTGTAAAATATAAATTAGTATTTTCGCTTAAATTAGCTGTGGTAAATCCAGATAAGTCAGTAATAAATCCTTCGCCTGACCAATCTCCCCAACCATACGCTAAATTCCATTCATCTGAATTACCGCCTAATGAAGCAATATGTCCAGTAGTTGTTGAATTACCAGTTGTAGTTGAATTACCGGAAACTAATAGACCAGCAAATTCAGGAGTATTAGTAGTATCAAGCCATTGGTTAAAAGGATTAGCACTTGTAATTCCAGTCAAAGAACTTCCGTCGCCATAAAACTTAACTCCATAGATATTATCCCATTGATAAGAAGCAGATCCTTGATCATAAGTTGCGTCAAATAATGGCCGTTGATCTCCCTCGTAAATCCTGTCGCCTGTTATCTCTGTCCCCTCATAGGCCTCATAACCAACCAAGACCTGATCTTCAATGGCCTGGTCCAATCTATCAGATACAGTATTCTTAAAAGCTAAAACTGAAAAAGCTAATCCTCCGATTATACAAATAACCGAGAATAGAATTATTAGTTTTTTGATATTTTTATTCATAATTTTAATGGGTAATCAAAAGCAAGTTCATTAAACAAGTTGATCCTACTTTAGTAACATCTACTTTAATTTCCCAACCTTTAGTAATTTTCCAATTCTTATCAGGTAAAAATACTCGGCTCGTTGCCGTATCAGTAGCCCAGGTCTTAAATGGAATTGTAGTCGTTCCGTCAGTAAGTGAAAGAGTGATTGTTTTACTAACAGCGTGAGAGAATTGAATAAAGATACCGGTCAATCCATAATGCTCTGTATGCTCAGTAGTTTCATCATATGCGGCAGCTTCCACATCATAAGAGGCCTCATTAATAGCGTTCCTTGCAAATGTAGCATTTGAACTTTGTCCTGAGTTTCCACCACCTCCAACTATCGCTCCTCCTCCACTAACTGCTCGATAAGGATTTCCCTTAGTATCAACCAAGACACAAGGGAGCGGATTATCATTTGAGATATGTTTTCCATAAACAAACATATTAGCATTGAAAATACCTTTTAGCGCAGAAAGTATTGATTTGATAGATGTTGAGAAACCTAATACATTAATCCCTGCCTTAGGCATTGAAACAACCACCTTAGGGATTTTAACCTCAGGCGCTTTAACATCTACATTGACTTTAGGCCGAGGTATCTTAATTTCAGGGACAGTTACCTTGATATTATCAACTCTTGGCTCTAACTTAATTGACTTTAGCGCGTCAATTATTTCTTTACTGACTCCACCTTTCTTAGCGATTTGCTCCATTAAAGGTAGCATAGCTTTGAAAGCGATAGCCATTTCCTTATAATCTTTGACAAATAAGTCATTCATTTGTCGAAGTAAGGCGCCTGTTGCTAACTCATTCTCTTTACGCTGAGATGTTTCCAATTTACCGGCTACATCTGTTAAGAGTTTTTGAGAGTCAGCGAATATCTTTTTTTCTTGATCAGTCATATTTTTATTCTCCTTATTGGCTTGTTAATGTTTTTAATTGTTCTGTTGTTTGTTGTAAAGATTGAACTTCCGGGCCTAACTCATTCTCTTGCTGAGCGTTCTGCTCCTCATATTGAGTAATCTCGTCTAACTCCTCTTTAGTTAGATCCAAATTATCCAGTAATCGTTTTTGAGCAATTTTCCTAAGTGCAACGTTGTTAGGGAATTGTTGTAGAATAGCGAATAGTTTTTTAATCCCGGTCATCTGTTCTTTTTCTAATTCTGAACTTGATCTAACTTTTACTTTATATCCGTCGCTTGAATAGATATCTTTTTTGTAAATCTTTTTCTTAAAATATTCTCCACTTGCTCCTTTCTTATAAAGAGTGACTGGAGTATCTTTAGCATTGGCTTCTTTTAATGCTCTCCACTTCTCAGCAAACTCTTTCCAAGCTCTACGATAAAACTTTGCGATTGATACAATTCTATCTGAAGCACTTTCAACTAACTCCTCAACTTCTCCAAGAGTTGTTTGTCCTTTTTCCTGAACTCCCTTAGCAATAGCAGTCGCCGCAGTTGCTCGTTCTACTAACTTAATCAAAAACTCAATGCTAACTAAATTATCTTCCAATGCCGGTATTTCCATTTGCTTAATAACTTCATTAACACTCATTACTTTACCAGTTTTATCTTTAATAATAGGAGCAGGGTATTGACCAAATGGCTCTGGCTCGAATGTTTGAGGATCATATCCCTTAGACGGCAAATACCAACTCATACCAAGATTTCGATATACTCTATTTTCAACCATTGTCGAAAAGTAGATATTCATTACCTTGTTAGGAGTCAATACAATATCTCCCATTCCGTCGGTCCAGGTATCCTTAGAGTCAACGTCATCAGCCCAAGTAGTAAATGGCCAGAACTCAACACCGATTGCTTCTTTCAATGGCCTCTTTCTTAGAACAACTGAATTGTTTGCCATAGTGACAACATATCTAACCCACTTCTTAGATACTTCGTCCCATATCATAGTAAAATGCTCAGCCAGTTGGACCATAACATCTGAAGCCACAAAATCATCATAGTTATTAATTCCTAAAGATTTCAAAATATCTTCCTTAGCTTCTTGTGTTTGATCTTCCCCGTCAGATTTTAATAATGCTCCTCTACCAGTAGGATCATCTCCCTCTCCAAATAATAAACTTTTTAATTCGTCTTTACCTTTTTCTAAATAAGTAGGATCAGCTAAGATTGTCTTTAATGTTTTTTCAATATGTAAATGGATTAAAAATCTCGCTGTTTCTACATCAAGAGGTTTCATCTTTGGATCTGAAACAATATCTAAATTATCAAGTGCTTCTGTTTTGAATGATCCGTTAATAACATTTAACTTTTTCCAAGCCCGGCCGTATAATAAAACATTTCCTTTTTCTATAATATCAACTCCCTCAAAATTACAATTATCATAATCATCATTCCAGGACTCGTTGAGATTAATTTCTTTCTCCCGTCCTTTTTGACCTGACTCTAAACAATCAAACTCAATCATTGGAGGATCATCAATCCTTGACAATAATGTCTTTTTAGTTTCTTTCATTATAGGAACATTAACCTCTTGTCTTTGAGTCAATTCATTAGTTTCAACTATATCCCTATATAATTCATAAATCTCTCGCCAGGTTTCGTGCCTACGAGATTGATATTGAATAGCTACCTTTCTTTCCTCTCTAAGTTTCAGAACAAGAGGATCTGTTACTGCCGGTAGATCTGAACTAATTGTATTTGTGTTTAATTCTTCCATATAATTAAAAAACGACCTAAACTTTCCAATAATAAAATACTGAAAAGCATTTAGATCGTAATCCCAAGCGCTTGATCGTAATCTCCACTCGATAGCCGAAGCTATACTATTATTCTAAACCTTTTATCTTGTCTTTGTCAATGTGGATAACTTTAATATATAAATTACTAAACTGAATTGGTTGAGCGTTCTCCTCCTTATCTAATTCTTGGCACTTAGAACATTTAATCTCTCCGTCCGATAAATGTTGATTGGACTTAAATAATATATTTCTACATCTCGGACAATAATAAATAAACTTGTATTCATTCATAAGTTTGTATCCTTACTTGTTGGCCTTGTTTTTCTAATGGCCATTCTTAGTTTATCCCCCCTCTTTGGTTGAGAGTAATCAGGAGTTTCATTATCGACCTCATCTTCAAAAAATGTCAATGCCAATGCGTCAGCTATATCCGGAGAAGAAATACTTAACTTTTTCATTTCTCTTTTACTCATAATTTTTATCTTGCCTGATAATTCTTCCCGATATCTAATTGATAATAATTGTTTTTTTAATTCAACGTCTTTAACTATTGCTCCTCCAGTTCTAAACCAATCTTTAATCCTCCAATACATCTCAGCTCTCTTGTTAAGAAAAGTAACATCACAATTTCTATCTCCAAAGCTAACCGGATTAGTTTTGTATTTTGGTTGAGCCAATGCTATCTCAACTGCTACGTTCGCTCCCTCTCCAAAGTTATCTATCCAAACAGCGCCAGGATCAACATAATGATGAGTCATTAAAGTTAATGTCTTTTGAGCTATTGTCTTTGGCGTTGATTTCTTTTCTGTCAAAACTGATTTTGCTTTGAAGCTATCTCTAATAAGCCATTCTGTTTTATCTCTACCTGCTCCGGCCGGATCTATTCCCATTTTTCTTTCTCCTATAAAATCAGCGTCCTCAACTTCTTTAATATCAGCTTTAGTTAAAAGAGGAACATAACCCTGATCATCAACCGAGTCCTCTTTAGGAAATTGTCCTGATACTCTTTTCCTCCATTCGTCGCTACCTCTGCCGTGCTTCTCCTCTATCCTATCAACGTAGTCCCAGTCAACAATCGGACTTTCCTCACTATCGAAACTAAGGTTTTGCCAGTTATGAGCGTCAGCGTGATGAGAGTCATAGAAGTAACCAATCAATCGAGTAGGGTTTGAGATCATTAAGATCAAAACGTTTGGTCCAGTTAATGCTCCCTCAGCCGTGTTAAAGATTTCGTCGTGAACTCCTGATCCCTCATCAATTCCAAATAGAACGTGATCTCCGTGAACTCCTGACAATGCTTCCGGTGCTTCTTTCTTAGCTGTCCTTGCTCGAGCAAACCAAGTTTCCGGTGCTTCTTTCATTCTAATATAACCATACCTCCACTCATAAAGTTTAGAAGCTCGTTCTGGCATACGATCTAACCATATCTTACATTCTTTCCATAGAATATCGTGAAGCTGTTCTCGGCTTGGAGCTGTGCAAGGAACTTGAGCGTCCTCAAAACAAAATAAAAACCATAGGATCGCCCAAGATAAAGTTGTATCTTTTCCTATTCCGTGTCCTGACTTAACTGTTATTCTTTTTGAGGCCTCGCCTCTTAATCCTTTTTCAACTGCAAGTAGAATAACCCATTGTTGCCAAGTAATATGTTCTCCCTTAAT